CATGCTGCTTCCCGCTTTTGTGCCTCTTGTTTTAGTCTGGCTTTTTCCTGTTCCTCTTTGATGACTTCTCTCATCTTGAAGACCTCGCTGTACAAGGCACCCATGCCGGGGGTCTGGTACACCATGATCTCTCTGATCTCAATCTCCAGCTCCGACATCTGCTGCAGCGCCAGCACTCGGTTCATGGCAGCGATGTTGTGGTTCTGGTCGGGGTCATAGACTGTCTTGCTCTGCTCCTCCTCAAGTCTGATCTTGGCAGCTAGTTTTTCTTGAAGCGTGAAAAACTCGCTGAGATGCTGGACGATATCTGCTTTGATTTTTGTCTCATCAACAGCAACGTACTTAGAGTTATTCTTTGCGCGTGCAGCCACAGGAGTCGGCTTTGCAGGCTTACTTTTTCCCTTGAAAAACGCAATGATTGGGCCAAGGAACCCGTGTACCTCTTGAGCAATCCCAGCAACTTCGTCATAGGTTTCCTTTATTTCGACAAAGGATTCCTTTGCCTGCTTGTAAAGTTCGCACCCCTCTCGGATGTTCTTCACCAAGGCGACGGCAGCCAGTGCAATGGTTAGCGGCATGACGCATCACAGCTTTAACACCAGCGTCAACAACATGCCAATGATTGCCGCGCAGCTGCCGATCAGGATCTGCTCAATGCGCTTGAGTCGAGCGTTAATGCTCTCGTAGCGCAGCTCACACACGGCCTCATGCGTATCTAGTCGTGCTTCAACTGGTGTCACCACGGCACTCCTGCTGCTGTCTTTGGATTCTTCTGTGCATCAATCTGCGCTTGCAGATTAGCCTCAATCTCAGCGACATCTAGCTTGTCTTTAACCCAAGCAATGACTTGTGCCTCGGTCAAAGAATCGTAAGCAATGAATGTGTCTCCACGCTCAAAGCCTACTGTGCCGTAAGAGCCAGCAGAATATTCACCGTCCACAGCGTCTACACGCCAGTGAGCAGTGGTTACCAAGCCATCAGAGGTTTGGCGGTCAAGTTGTGCGATTGTCCAAGTGGTTGTCATGATGTTTTCCTTTAATTAACAAGCCATCAAAACACAAGGCACACAGAATGAACCGTCTGCGTATGTGCAAGTGACATGGGTTGATGTAACTTTAGCAACTGTCTTAGAACGAACAATGTCATCGCCTTGAGGCTTGGCAGTGCCATCACCAGCAGACATTAACAAGTCACCACGCTGAACTGTTGTACCTTGTGCAATACGGATAATCATGTCACCTGTCATCGCCATGTTGATTTCGTCTACATCATGGGCTTCGTCATGCGTCCAATTGACAAACACACCAGCAACATTTGCATCGCCCTCAATGTCGGACACCTTGACCTTGTTTAACTGTTCGTTTGGAACTGGGTTGCCATCAGCGTCAACATACTCATTCATCTCGTCAAGGTTAGACATCACTGTGCCTTTGAGCAAGTCAGGCTTTGTGAGCATCTGCGCCCAACGAGACAAGTGACCGCCGTTGTAGGAAACCGTAGTACCTGAAACTGAAATGTTTCCTTCTAAAACTGTATCTTGATAAAAATCAACAAGGTTGCCATCGTTCGCAAGGCGATTAATTTGTAAGACTACGCCGCCGCTTCTTACAAATGTCGTAAGTCCAGACGGTTCTAATTGCGCTCCTGCGGTGGATCCACTAGCAGACGTTTTCCCCACCAGCAAGTTACCGCTGGAGTCGATACGCATGCGTTCTGTACTAGCAGTAGAAAAGGCTACTGAAAATCCAGCATCAGGGGTAAACATTCCAATCGCAGAAGAACCAACAAAATGATAGGCTGGCGTTGCCGCAGTTCCGTTGCCAGCCATAACATTTCCAACAACTTGTAGCTTCGCACTTGGCGAACTAGTACCAATCCCCACATTACCAGAGGTATCAACCCGCATACGCTCGGAGCCGCCTGTAAAAAAGGTCATTGGCAGGTAAGTGCCTGTGCCAATAATTCCAGAACCAAGGCGAGCCTCTGTTCCTGTATTTAGGATGCCTGCATAAGCAGAGTTTGTTGGGTCGCTGTTATTGAAGGCCAACACTGACGACGATGTGCTTGTCCCATTTGGAAGCACAGAAACCGAAGTTTGGCTATTAAGTGTGCTACTTTGAAACGCCACACGGTTAGCAATCGTCGCATTGCTGAAGTCGCCAGTAATGCGGTTGCCTGTGCCTGTGAATGTCAGGTTGCCGGAGTCAGATAGTGATGTGAACGTACCAGCAGCAGGAGTTGTTGCACCTACCGTGCCGTTGATGTTGATCGACGCTGTGCCGGTCAGGTTGGTTACTGTGCCGGAAGATGGTGTGCCTAACGCACCACCAGCTCTTATCGCAGGGAACCCGCCAGCAGTAGCGCCGTCATGGACAACAATGACATCCTTGTCGGTGTCCACCGTGACCTCACCAGCTGCGCCAGTGAAACTTGAGTGCTGTGCGGTCGTGCCGCGTCGGAGTTTAAGAGTCGTTGCCATGTCTTGCTTCCTTATGCAATAGCGCCACAGTCAAGGGTGCCGGTCACTTCGAGGTCAGACGGGATGCTGACCTTTCCAGTTCCAGAGGGGTCAATCGTTATGTCTTGATTCGTACCGCCAGAGGCCAGTGTCAATGCGCCTGTGCTTGTGATTGATGTCACAGCAGTCATTGAGGTTATGTCACTGTTCGCCCCAGCGTTAGCCTTAGAAGCAATTGTGCCAATGTTGTCTGCTAGAAGTTGAATGTCAGCAGAGTCACCAGCCACCGTACTGACATCTGCGGAGATCCCCGCCACAGTGGTGACGTTGGCAGATATCCCAGCCACAGTGGTGACATTAGCTGCGATCCCAGCCACCGTCGTGACATTTGCTGAGATTCCAGCCACCGTGTTGATGTTCGGCAAATTGGTGGCCACTGCGTCAACATTGGCAATGCTGTTGGCTACCGTGTCAATCTCGGAAGTGGTCTCAAGCAGATCGTCTGCCACCGTCTTGACAGCAGCGATATCAGTGGCAATCGTGGCCAGCTCTGCTGGGTCTAGGTTGGCCACAGCCGTGATGTCAGCTGCAATGCCTGCCACGGTGGTGACATCAGCGTCAATATTAGCCACGGTCTCGACATCAGCCAGCGCGTTGTAGACCGCCACAATGTACCCATCTGGCGTGGCAGCAGGCACGCCCGGCGCTGCGTCAGTGATTAGGCCTAGATCGTGAGACCAACCTGTGCCAGCCAAGTCGTCACCAATGACACCGATCTGCACGGTCTTGGTGGCCAAAGATTGGATGTCGGCGCTGTCGCCAGCCACTGTGACCACTTGGCTCTCAATGCCTGCAACGGTCTCAATCTCATCATCTATCGCAGACAGGGCAGCAATCTCAGCGGCTAGGCCAGCAATGTCGGTTACGTCCACCACCGACACACCAAGGTCAGGGTTGCCATCCACATCAAATGCCAAATATTTGCCAGCCCTGTCAGCCTTGCGTGGCAGGGTCATGTCAATGGTCAGGGGATCTGTCTGCGGGGCGACCAGCGCCCTTGCCAAGCCCTCGGCATTCTGCTGCGCAAAGATGGTCTGCTGGTCAAGCTCATCGTTTAACGTGTTGGCAAAGAAGTCACCACCCGTGGTGAAGTCAGTTGAGCGTGCAATGGTGCGGTTGCCAACAATGGCGTACTGGGTTGGGCTGAGTGGGGACAAGGCCAAGCCAGCAGCTGTGATGGTCACCGAGCCCGTGCCATTGGCAGCAATGCTCACCGTGTAGTGGGTGGTCAGCGTCAGCAGCGTGTCGTCTTTATAGACCGCAATGTCGGTGTTGGCCAATATCTCAAAGGTGAACGCATACGGGCCAGCGCCGCCAGCGCCACTTGGCGCATAAACAACTCGGCGGGTTACGTTACTGATTGGCACTGCCATGATGCAATCCTTCCTGTTGGGAATTGTACGGTTTTAATCGGGTTTGTAATAGAGTCCATTGGCCTTGCGAAGCTCTGCAATCTCTTCGATCTTGGCCTGCAAAGCTGGATCTTCCATCTTCAATTGTTGCTTGGCTGCATCCATGTACTTGGAGTGCACACGCTGCACAGTCTTTTGCTGGTCATCCAACGACAGCAGGTCAAAGCCCGGTGTCTGCATGATGTTCAATATCTCTTGCTTGGATGGCAGCTCTTTGCCGTAAATGGTCAACAGCCGGTTGTATTGAAATGCGTTCACCTCGACCCCGTCAACCTTGCGCTCTGGCATGCCAATGGGTGAGCCCATGCGCACCAGCAAGTCGTCCACCTCAGAGAATTGCTGGGGTGTAACGCGGGTAGGCAGCACCATCTCATAGGCTGCGCCTGTACCTGACTTTGTTGCATCGCCCCACAGGTTTAATGTGTCTGGCAGATCTGCGTTGAAGTAAGGTATGCGCGACTTGTACTTGTTAAACGCTTCAACAAATCCACGCACACCCATAGGCAGCTCTGGGCTGGCGCGGGTATCTTTGTTGGTTGGGTCTGACAGGCGCTCAATGCCAGCCAGAAAAGAACTGTAGACACCAGCTGGTGAACCACCAATAACAAAGCCCCCGAACTGTTTGACTAAACCATCAACAACTTTCTGGCCATCAACCGCGCCCTGTTGGGTGGTGCCAAGCAGCTTCGCCACTTCGGCCACACCTTGTAGGTAGGGCTGCTCTTTGAGGTATTCATACAAACCATAGGTGCCGCCCAAGAAGACCTCTTCGATCTTGCTGGCATCAGTCTCATGCTGGGCGTACTCAGCATAGTCAGCGGCCACGGCCAGCAGCGCAGAGACAGGCTCCATGCCGTTGTAGCTGTAGTACTTGTCACCAATCTTGAGCGAGTAAGGTTGCCAGCCGTCGCGCATCAATGCATCTCGGTCAGCCTTGCGAGACGGGCCGCGCCCAGTAATCTTTCCCTCTCCAGCCAAAGCCGCAAAGGTGGCCAGCACAGCAGATCCAAGGGTCACCTTGGCCAAGGCCATGTCGCGATACACACCGCCCTTGGCGATCTCTTCACGCCACTGCGAAGACAGCGGGGCAAATGGGGTGCGCTCAATAACCTGTAAACCAATGTTGGCTGGGGTCTTGAAGAACGGCACCACAATTTTCAGCGCTGGGTGGTTGAACGTCTGCTGCAGATTTTTGAGTGCTGGTGGCAGCTCGCTTGTAAAAGTACCCTTTTGAGCAAACAGTGAAGCGGCCTCGTCTAAGTCACGGGGCGGGTTCTGAAACAAGCTGATAGCTTCGGCCTCGGCCTTGGCCAACGCATCCGCTTCCGGCATGCCAGAGTCGAGCGCCTCGCGGTAGATCGACTTGCTGCGGCGGGTGATCTGAGTGTTGAGCTCCATACGATACAGCACGCCTTTGAAGAACTCATCCTCGGCCATCAGCATTCTGCCGGGCAAAGTGACCGCTGTGCCATAGTAATCAATGGCCTTGCCAAACCACTTGTCTTGCTCAATGCCAAAGCCAGCCGAGCTGATTGACGGCAGGGTGGTGCCCCGTTGCGCCTCAATCTTGCTCATCAAGTCATTGGGTTGATTGTTCTTGAATGCAGTGCTGGCCAGATCAAAGCCTTCAACCAGCCCGTTGCGCAGCGACTGGATCATGGTCAGCGCTTCGTCGTAGGCAATCTTGTCTGCTTCACTGCCGGGCACCAGCGCCTTGAATGAGCGCACGCCGGGTGGCAGCACGTTGCTGTAGAAGGCAGCCATCAACCGCTCTGGTATTTGATACAAACCAAAGGTGGTGTTTGACACCACGTTTTTGGCATGCGACACAGGGCTGGACAGTAAGCCGTTGATGTAAGTGGTGAACCACACATCCTTCAAGCCCGACATGGTTGACTTCTCAACCAGCGCATTGCGAGCAGCACGCGACTCTATAGTCAGATAGGACTTGGCCATGTCGGACAGGGCAGCGTCGCCACCATACTCGTCGATCACTTGGCGAACGATAGCTGCATTGCCGTCGCGGGGTATGCGGAACACAGCCAGCGATCTGGCAGTCTCGGTCTGAATGCCCTTGACACCGCGCTGAACCAAGCCGTGGAAAGCGATCTGCTGGCGCAGCTTGAGCTTATCAACATCTGTGGCCGTGCCGCTGTTGACCATCTTGAACAGCTTGTCGAGTTCGTTGGCGCTGGACTCCAGCACCTCAAGTGCTTTGTAGGTTTCAACTGCGTTGGCCATCATGCGGCCATCGCTGCCAATTAGACGCGATAAGAATCCCTCGCTGATGCCAGACTCTGCGGCCTTGTCTTTAATCTCTTGGAAGGTGACCGCCTTGGTTTTGATATTCAGCGCGTCAGCCACGCCACCAACAATGGCAGCTGCATCCTCGGTCTGATAGCGTGACAGGTTGAAGGGCTCATCAGGCGTGCCACCGGGCTTGCCTTGGGTGACACCAAAGGTTTGACGGCGACTGACAGCGCGGCCAACCTCCTCAGTCAGCGCTTGATCAGCCTCGGGGATCAGCTTGAAGCGGCCAGCCTTGGCTGCGTCAGGCAACTGGCCTTCTGGTGTGCGTGCGGCTTCTGGCACCAAGTTGCGCTCGGCCTTGGTAGCCTGCTTGGTAATCAGCTTGCGAATGGCAGCATCGATGGGGCCAGCGACTTGGATGCCCTCTTCCATGGTAGGCGTGCCGGGTTCGGCAACCAATGACATCTCAGCGTCACCGGCTTGCTCAGCGCCGGGCATGGGTTCTAAGGGGACTTCTTCAGCTGGCGTGCTGGGCGCAGCGCCCGGCAAAATCTGGCCAAGTCGTTGTTCAAGGGGGCTTTGTTGAATGGCCATTATTCAGCTCCAGAGGTTGGAGCTGCACCGCCCCGTTTTATGCTTGGTCGTTTTCCAGTGGTAGTTCTTTTGGTTCTGATGGATCCACCGGCAGCTTGACTTGCGCCAGCTGCTTCCATAGATCCAGCTCCGCTGGAGGCATTGAGCTTGGTGCCGAAGGTTGCGGCAAGTTCGTCGATTCGATCACGGTTGACTCCCGGCCATGAGTACCACGGTTTTCCGAAGTACGGGTTAGCGCTTCCATCAGGTAGCGTATCTTTGCTGAAATATTTTACACCCGGAAAGTCAGCTGGGATGATGTTATTTTTCTTGTCCATGACCTGCTCAAAAAGAGCATCAAGTCCCGGCTTTGTAAATTCGTAGTCGTCGCCCTTGGACGTTGGAAATACAAACTTGTTGCCACCCTCTGGGGTGCGCTCATAGCTGATGCCAAACGCACGCTCATGCATACGGCCTTCCTTGACAGGCACATTGGCAAACGGGTTGGCTTCACCCTTGGCTGACTTGACAATAGTTTCCAATGTTGGATGCGCGACCTCTTGTCCAGACGACAGAACCCAGCTTTCCCAGTGATATCGACCCAAGCTGGCTTGATCGGCTCGGCCAACATTGGCGTAGAGCTGATTGACGCGAGCGCCAAGGGATCGCTCCAATCCCTCATAGATGGCCAGTCCGGGGCCACCATCAAACAGGTGAGCCACATCATCGTAGATCTTTTCGCCACCAGCAAACAGGCGGTTGATTTGGATGCGATCCAATACCATGACATCTTCGCGGCCAGACACCAACAAGGCAAAGGACAACACTTTGTTCTTGATGCCAACATCTTGCGCCAGACCGAAGAAGGCTCGGCGAATTTGTGGCCCTGTCATGTTGGGATCTGCAATCATGTCGTGCAAGGCCTGCAACTTGGTACGACCATCCGGCAGCTTCTCTGACATCTTTGGCAAGAATGTACGCAAGAAGTCATTGGCATTTGATGTCACCATGTTGCCGGGGCTGCCAGAAGGAATTGATTGCTTGATCATCTGCAAGCCAGCATCAATGTCAGCTTGGCCATACTCACCACGCAGCGCCTTCTGAATCAATGGGGTCATCGACTCAGCCAGATCAAGGAATCCTGATTCATGCGGGTATGCAGACGCACGGCGCGACAGCATGGCCCACATCATTAAACGGCCTGTAGTCTCAGGGCTTGCCGTGCCATCGGTATAGATCTGCTTGAATTTGTCTACCACCGCAAAGCCACGGTTGGCTTCATCCAGTTGGCCTTTGGTCATTTGGCCAAACCAGTTAGACCACTTTGGCATATCGTTGGCATTTTCAATCATCCAGCGTGGAGGGATTGGAACCTCGTTGGAGTTGTAGACGTTTGTCAACATGGCAGAGAATCGCTCTGGAGACTCAAGCGGATCTGGGAATGACGCGGCCAAACTGTCCAACCTGACAGCTGCTTCTTCATAGTTGCCGGGGTTGACAGCATTGGGTATGTTTTGCGTTTTGCCTTCTGGCTTATATGCGCCAGTAACCTTAACGCGATACTCAGGCGCAAGCTGCAATACTTGACCTTTGGTCACTTTGTCAGACAGCTTGACCGCACCTTTGTCAACCTTTGATGCAGTGCTCGCGGTAACGCTGGAATATTTTTCCAATGGCACGGCACCCATGCTGATTGGTGTGCCAAGTGTTTCCATGCTATTTAAAACCATCTCTCCAGCTTTTGGCAGTAATGGCTTGGCGGCTTTGACAGTACCTGCTACACCGGGCACCATTCCCAAAGCAGCGCCACCGGCTTGCAATGCAGCTGTGCCGTAATCACCACGCTTGGCTGACTCAATAGATTCACCACCCATGATGGCTGCCTCTTCGGTCTGCAGCCCTGTGCCCAAGAACGGCACAAAGTCAGCCAAGCCTATGTTCAACGGCAAGTTGCTATTGCCACCGCCAATCAGCGTCTGAGCGTTCTGACGGGCCTTGTAGCGATCCATGCCCAAACTTTCAAAGCTGGACTGCAACACGCCAGCCAAACGCTCACGCACGGTTGGCTCAATAGCTTTCATGCTGTCTGGATAACGGCCACTGTAGGCCTGCTCTGGCAACCCACGCGAGCCAGCCTCGGCCAGCATCACATCGCCTTCTTGTCTGCCGGGCATGGTTTGCTCTGGCATTGCAGGTTCAACAGGCATGTCAGGAAACTGAAAAGCAGTCAGAGCTGACAGGTACTTGTCTTCAATCGGGCTGTAAGCCATTACTGTCCTCCCTCTGCTTGCTTGAGTAGTTGCTTGATGCGATTAAGCTCTTGCAACTTTTTCTTGTCTGTGCCAGCTTTACGCTCAAGAGCTGGCAAGGTATCGCGAGTAATTGGCCCGTTGACCCAGTCTAACTTTTCATATACCTCAAGCGATTTTTTTGCAGCCTTTGCAGATTCTGTATTGCGTGTTTTGGCAATACCGTCTTGCAGCTGAGCCAGAATCTGACGCGGTGTCAGTGTCTTTCCTTCAGCTGCAGCTGCAGCTTGTATCTGAAATGCTTGCGACTGCAGCTCGTTGCGGCGCTTGAACTCTTCGCCTTTGGGGTCAATCACCACCACACTGCCGGGTATTACAGGAATGCCAGCAAGCTGAGAAATACCGCGATCAAGCTCTGAGCTGTCGCGACGGTCTTCACTGTTGAGCAATTTAAGCGCCGTCACTGCATCTTTGCCGGTGATGCCTTTGCCGACCAATGACCAGATTTGGTCTGGCCGTGTGATGGTGTTGTTGTAAATGCCGGATATCAGGTTGAAGTTAATAGCCGCGTCACCGTCACCGCTTGGAGCCAATAAATCCTTGAGCGTACCAATTGGCACAGAGCCCTCCGGCAAGGCAGTGAGTTGGGCAATAAGTTGTTGCTTCTTGGGGTTTCCATCTTGCAGTGGGAAAATCTGTTCCAGCAAGTTAATGGCTTGCGCCTCTCCCTGCTTCTTGGCTTCTGCAGCCTTGCCATCAGCGAGTGACTTGCGGTTGTTGACGGCCACCATGAAGTTGGCAGTTACCTTAGCCACGGCATCAAAATCGTTCACGATCAGATCTTTGAGCACTGGGCTCATAACGCCAATATCTCCAGACTGAATCTTTTTCAATGTCAAATCTGGATCAACCATATTTTCTGGGGCCATCAATGCCTTGGTCACACCATTGATTTTGGCATTGCGTAAGACCACTTCAAACTTGGTGCTGTATTCAGTTTGCAACGCCTTGTCGCCCAGCAGCAAGGACTGTGTCAGCACATTCTTGCGGAACACATCAGCGAGCTCGTCAATAGATCGTTGCTGGCCATTGGCATCAGTCCAACTTCCTTGCGAAACAGTTGCTTCAATTAGTCTGGTAGTGTTATCAAAGTCAGAATCAAACTTTGCAATACGTTGTGCTTTGGCTCGGTCGAGCTCAGCTTTGTAGGCTGCATTGAGCACGGTGTTGCCATGCGTAGCCATAGTCGCTCTAAATTTAATTGCCGCTTCTGGATCAATGTTTGCCAATGATTTTGCATACCCGCTTGACATGGTTGCAATCTTGGCTTGCACTTGATTGGAGTTCATGCTTCCAGTCTCGACTTCTGCCAATAATTTTGTCAGCTCATTGCGACCTTCAATTTCAAAATGGCCAGACAACTCAAGGCTGCGAGCCTTGGCCACCGCTTTAGCAAAATAACCTGCCGCGTTTACAGTTGGTATTTGAGCGGTTTGGCCATCAGGCCCCATGAACCAACCTTCTGGGTTGATGCCATCTTTAGCCAGCTGCACTTGTTGAGATGTCAGTGGGTTTTGCGCAGCAAATTGCAAGCCTTCTTGCTGGCGCAATTCTGCTGCAGCTTGAAATGTATTTGCGCTCATGCGATCAAGAATTTGCGCCATTTGGCTTGCGCCTTGTGCAGCCACACGCGGCCCAATGTAGTCAACCTGCTGTGGTTGCACTTGCACCATCGGCACTGAGCCAGCGCCGCGTATTTGGATTTGTCCTGATTCAATTCTTGGTGTGGCCATGGCTTATGTATCCGTAATTGTTTTGTATCCTTGGGCCGCAGCTTGGGACAGTGTTGCCCCAGCAAGAATACCCCCGGCTCTGCGAGCTGCAGTGCCAGCAAAGCTGAGCTGACCAGCTTGGCTTCTTGCGCTGTACAAGTTAATCATGTTCTGGTAGTCCGTGGATTGCAGCATGGCGCTGGCATCTTCAAATCCCAACACCCGTGCAGTTAATGCATTCAGATCAGCAATGCCAACATCACGCATGGTAGCCGCCACATTCTCTCGCTGCACCGCTTGTATAGATCCTTCACCCAACACAACACCACTTGCAGCCGCTCTTGCTCGCATAGCTGCGTTGGTAGCTCGCATGTTTTTAAGTAAACCATTGCCGGCAATCGTGTAGTTTTGCGCTTCCATTTCGGCACGCTTGAGTGTGCGCCCAGCTTGGATAATGGCGTACTGCTCTGACATTTCAGCACGCACCTCGGCCACCGCCAACGTGTCACGCGCTTGCAGCATGTAGCTAGTCTGCTGGTTAATTGATGCGGCTTTTTGTGCCTCTGATGCACCATATGCGCTAATTATTGCGGCAACACCAGTTACCTGCCCAGCGGTGACATTTGGCAAATAGTCAGGCTTCAAAGCTGGATTGAACCCGCTTGTTGCGTAAGGGACCAAACCGTAAGAATATGATCTTGATGTGTCTACTGCCATGTCATGTTCCTGAGAAAACAGCTACGCGGTAATCCAAGCCAAGCAGGTTCATCTTGACCGGCAAGTCTTGCTCCACCTCAATTGATTGCTCGCGGCTATAGCCAAGCACGCCATTGACCCGCTTGATGCCGGTGAACTCTGGTATGGGGTCATCCAGCAGCGGGTTGTCAAACAGACGAAACGCCACAGGCTGGTCGTTGATGATCAGGTTTTGTGTCTCATTGACAACCGCGCTGATCTCGACAATGCGCTTCTTGAACGACACCCGGCTGCCAGTCTGCAACTTGACCTCGGCAGGCATGGTCTTGACGTAGACGGTTATTGGCAGGCCGACTTCGTAGGCTGTAGTGCTTGACCTGTCAAAGGTCACTGAGCCACCACCGCTCACAGTCTCGTTACCCTGTGGCGATCCATCAGTGATTACATTTAGCGCTTTGCCAATATGCGGCAAACCGCTGGCGCTGGCAGCTGCTCCACCAACAAAAGCACAATCGGTGAAATACTCATAGCCAAAGAGCTCAATGAAGTACCTGTCAACGCTGTTGAACGTGCGCTTAGTCACCACATAGATGGCGTTCACATCCACGCCCACATCGATGTAAGAGCCATCTGTGATGAACTCGGATGGGCTGGTCACCTGCTGGCTGCGCATGATGCTGAACGCCGCCATGGTGCCGTCATCTGTATTGGTCATCAATAGCAAGTCGGCTTCCTCTGTGCTTGATGCCTTGCGCAAAGCCACGCGCTGCGGCCCCTTGAGCAAGTGGCCAGACAGCAGCGAGATGCGCTGGGTGATGTAGGTCAGCTGTGTGTCGTTAAACACAAACTCGTTAAGTGACTTGCCTTGGCGCTGGATGTAGATCGATCCAGACTCCACCGATTGCACGCGGGTGCCTGCCTTGATACCGTTGCGACTCACGTTCTTGAATGTAAAGGTCAGCGGTGTGATTGGGTCGGTGCCCTGCTGCGGCACATAAAACTCACCGCCAGAAGTGAACACTTGGAAGTCACGCGAGCTGATGATGTCAGTGATCACGTTCAAGTCGTTGGTGTCCAGCGTGGCCTCGACCGCGTCATCGTCCAGCGACTCGCTTGGCACAAAGTCAAAGAACAGACCGATCTTGGAGCCCCAGATCGTGGATGGCCGAGACTTGCTGCCGCCAAAGTAGAGCCTGCCTTCATGGAAAGTCACAGTGCGTGGCCAACCCTTGGTGCTTGACCACACATCCACATAGCCGTGCTCAAGCTCCCAGCGGCCTGCGTCAATGGCTGTTGTGTTAAAGAACGGGTACTCGGTCACCGCCTCAACCACTGTGGCTGAGACATACCGCACAATCCTTGCGCGGCCCTGCGGCTGCACATTGATGTATTGGTTGACAGACAGGGATGAGAACGTGGTTGTGGTATAGGTGCTTGTGCCGTCTGGCGTGACCGTCCACGCTTCCTCCACCGTAGCCACCTTGGTGGTGCCGTTGTAGTCCTCAATCAACCTAGTTTGGCCAGAGCCTGTGCCGCCCGTAATGTTGACGTACATGCCGTTGTAGATGTCATCGGTCGAACTTGCGGTTGCTTTGAGCGTCACAGTCGTGCTGGTGCCTGCCTGCAATGTGCCAGAGTCATGGTGCGTTGTTGATGCCGTCAGCGTCACATTGCCAGACACAGCAGACGGGGTCAGCGTTGATCCCGTGTTGATGTGAAAGTCAATGTCGTAGGCATACTTGGGTATTGAATCAAATGTGATTGATGTGGCCGTCCAAGCGGTGTCGCTGGTGCGAGTGATGCGCACCGGCTGCAGATCTGGATGCACTACGATCAATGTGTCGGCAGACTGCGTCCAGCACATATCGTCAACGATAGAGCTGCCAATGGTGGTGGTCAGGTAGTTGTTGCCGGTGCCGTTGATGTTGGACTGCACCACACCGTTTTTGACCACAGTCATGCGGTTGTGGCTAAAGCACAGCATGTAGCTGTCGTCCACAGAAAATTGAAACGACACCAAGCGCACGCCGTTGCCAGCTGATTCGGTGCCAGTGTGCGGCAGCGCAAAGATGTGCTTGCTGCCGGGTCTGCGGCGTAGGCCACCTTGGGGCTGTATCAGTACGTTAGTAGCCTTGGCCAGCGCATTGCCGTAAGCGGCCAAGTCAACCCGCGCACGCAGCAAAGGGTCAAGCTCGCCTGTCGCAAAGTTGGTGGTGAACTCTACAAAGCGTGGCATCAGTTCCTCACCGCAATCAAGCTGTAGTCTTCGATGATACGCGCCGGATTGTTTTGGCCATCAATTTGCATTGCTTGACGCATGTAGCCACCACGGCCATTTTCTGACGGGTCGCCAGTGGCCACACGCTGCCATTTGGCAGACTTTTCTTGCTGTTCGGTCACAGTCTCAGCAACGTGCCAAGCCACCATGTATTTGAGCAGCTGTACAAAGTATTGGGGCATTGCGGATTCAGGCACGCTAAATTGGTAGTCAATGAAGACGCTGGTCAGGTTGGTGAGCAGCTTGTCGCCTTGAATCTCCCAGTCCTTTTGTACTGGGCTGCCGGGGTTGGCACTGTTGTACACAGCGCGGGGGTTGGCCAGCTTGTCGCCCGGCAGCTGATATTCATAGCGCCAGACAGTTGTTGGGGTGGTGATGAGCTGAGCCAGCTGCACCTTCTTCATGCCGAAGCTCCATGGGTACATGACCAAGGTGGAGTCGCGGATATCTGGGTAGAGTCGGTCGCAAACGCTTGACTCATCAGTACCGTCGTTAAAAGACGAAATAGCCTTGGCTCCAATCAAGAGCAAGGCATCAGAGCAGATCGATACACCAGTGTCACCAGCAGCCATTTGAACCTCTCAATGTGAGAAGGGCCAGCCTCCGAGAATCCCCAGAAGCTGGCCCAGTTGACTGACCACCAATTAGTCGGTGTCAGTTGCGCTCACGGTGGTGCCGTCAGCAATGTCAACCACACCAGCTGAAGACACGGCATTGACGTAAGTCAACACCAAGCTAGGGGTAGTGGAGTCATAGACAAAGATGATGTCACCGACCTTCAACAGCGATGCAATGCTGTCGAAGTAGCTCACGGTGTTAACCGTGGCTTGGGTATCTGCGGTTTTGTACAGATACATGCTGGGTGCGTTGCCAGATTTGGCAGCGCATACGGTCACAAGACCAGTGCTTGAAAATGCCATGTCAGTCTCCTAGATTAAGTTTCACGGCAGGTGATCTTGACGATACCTTCATCGTCAATGGCAACAGCGCCAGCACTGAAGACCTCGTTCACCAACCAAGAAGTCTTCTCGGCGATGTAGTTGATCTCGGTACGCATGGCGATACCTTCACCGTAGCCCACGGCATCCTTGTGGAATGCGTAGCAGGTGCGGTCAAGAGAGCCGTCAATTGGCAAGCCACCTTCAGAGCGGTCACCCAACACATGGAATGTGAATCCCAAGAAGGTGTTGAGCTCGCCTTGCACCAATGCTTTCACACTGTTGAAGTCGGAGCTGGTCACGCTGGTTTCGGACAACAAGTTGGCCAAACCATTGCCATGGATGATGATGTTGCGACCATCAGGCGGCACATTGTTTTTGTCCATTAAGCGCTTAGCTTCGCGCAGCTTGGCAATGTTCATGTTGGTATTTGCACCACCAATGCTGTTGGCAACGGTCAAGCTGGTGCTGGATGCATTGAGTGCGTCCAGAATCATTTGGTCTTGACGACGGCCCATAGCGCCAGCAACAACTTGCACCAATTCTTGGCGCTCATCGAAGTTGACCTTGGCTTGGCTGAAGATGTCGCTGTACTCTGCAGCGTTGTAGTCAGCCAATGTCAAAGTGACAGAGCTGAAGCCAACATTTAGAGGGGTGACATCGGATTGGGGTACGCGAATAGTCGCAACACCCTTGCCCACTTTGGGGAACTTGACAGTTGAACCTTCGACTCCACGACGCTGGCGAACCGCCGGAACCAACATTGCCTTACCTTGGTAGGCTTGTTTGACTTCCGCGTCGAAGAGAGTAACGAAGGCATTGCTTAAAGAAATGCTCATTGGGATACCTCATTCGGTTGTTGAAAAACAGGGTTCTCGCGCCGGTAAGCCTGATAGTCAGGGCCGAATGCTTGCTGGTATCGCCAGCCAATCGTCTGCATCTCGCAGTGGTCAGGGTCGGTTGCCCGGTAGGCCTTGGCCGGATTGTATGACTTTTTTGCCACAACGCAATAGGTAGGTTTGGGTGTTGCACAAAAAAGACCCAGCCGAAGCTGGGTCAAGGGCAACTGCTTGCCTTGGAGAGATTACTTAAAACTTGCGTGAAACATTTTTTCGACCTTGGTGCGGTAGCCGGGATCGGTCTTGTAGCGCGGATCGTTGACCATCTGGTAGAGCTCATCCTTGCTGGGTGCGCCCTCAAGCGGGGCGCTCTGGGTTGGCACTCTGCCCTCATAGGCTTCGCGCACCTTCATCAAAGCGGTGATGCCGCGAGCGGTGCCACCCATGATCTTGAACTCTTCAAAGTCATCCTTTGACCAGACACCCTTGTTGACCAAGCCGCGAGCCCAGTCCACCATGCCGTTGACGATTGCGCCACCGTTGGGGCCCAGCTGCTTCATCTCGGCTGCCGGGTCAACCATGTCGCCTTGCATCAACTCACGCGCTTGGGTTTGCAGGTTGCCCACCAAGTCATCAAATGCAGCCTGCGACAGACCGTTTTCCTTGGCCCAGCCTGATAGGGTAGTGGCGATGGGGTTGGTTTCAGCTTCTTCGCCAAAGGCCTTGAGGTCGTACTTGCCGTCTGCTGGCGCTTTGTGCTTGCCTTGGCTGATTTGCTTGCGCAGATCCGACCAGCTCTTGGCAATGCCTTCTAGGTCGGGCTCGTTGGAGTCCTTCTTCCAGAAGTTTTCTGGCCAAAAGTCTGGCCGCTCTAGGGGATCATCATCGCCTGTTGGCGCTGAGCTGGTCGCCGCAGTTGTGTCAGATCGGTGGTCAATCTCTACGGCTTGGGGATTGGTCGGGGTGGTTTGGTCGCTCACTTGCACGTTGTCAAGTAGGCCGGTACCACCGGGCTCGACGGTTGCTGTGTCTGTCATAGTTTCCTTGCTTGTTGAATCCGTACCTCAATGTCCCTCACCACCGTCCTTTGCCCTTCGGCAAAGAAGGCGTGTGAAGGGTCTGTGCCCGGCACGGCGATGGGCACATTCACATACATGAGCTGCAACCACTGCAGCAGCTTCTGGCCGTCTTCTGAGCCAAACACCCGCAGCGTCAGCTTGGCCAGATCCTCGCGTTTTTGATCAACCTCGCGGATGTCGCTTGGCTGGCCAATGGCTTCTAGTTCTTCCCAGCTCATTGCATGGCACCTTCTGGTGCGGGTAGCGCTTGCATGCCAGCACCAGCTTGGGCCTGCATGGCCATGGCTTGTGCGATAGCTTGCTGCTGTTGCTGATTTCTCATCTCTTCCATGAGCACGGCACGCTCGGCTGCGGTGTTGCGCACGGCTGCTGGCACACCCAGCTTGTCGGCCAGATAGTCCACCAGCATGTCGGTCTTGATAGCGAGCTGGCCGTCGGTGCCCAAGCTCTGGCTGATCTGCATGTACTGCATGATGGCGTTGACCTCTTCCATGTTTTGCGCCATGGCCAGCGGCGCCACTGGGGTGACCTTGACTTCCAAGCCATTGACCCGCAGCGGCATGTCGATCAAGCCACGCTCGTCCATCACTTCCAAGATCTTGGCGGTGACGGGGATCATGGTTTCGTTGATCAAGCGGCCAAAGGCAGAGCCAAGGTTCTGGGCCAGCTCCTTCATGCGCTCGACAATCTCGGTGGCTGAACGGGCCGACATGTTGTCTGGTGGCAGCGACTCATCCAACAAGATTCGCTTGATGCTTGCCGTCATGTCGTTGATCACCAGCTGCGACACGTTGAAGTCGCCAGAGCGGGGCAGGGCCAGCAGGGCTGGGCCTTGTGAGCCGCCATTGCGAGCAACTGGAATGATGGCACCCGGCACAATCTTGACCGTGTTGGGGTTGAGCACACCATCATCTGCAGCGGTGTAGACACCCGCCACGGCCAGCGATGCGTTCTTGAGCAGCAGCTCTTTGACCTTGTTGAGCGTCTTGATATCGGGCAGGGCAGTCATCAATGGGCCACGGCCATAGATTTCACCAGCCACTTTCATGTAGCGCGATATCACCCAAGGGCTCATCTTGCGACGGCGGTAGACAATCTCTGTCTTGGATACCTTGTCGATGACGTGATAACAGTAGTCACCGCGCTTGTGATCGTAGATGGTGGCTTCCAGCAACTCAATGTCATCGGTCGGCTTGTTCTCAATGCGGCGCTTTAGATCGTCTGATATATCGGCATCTGGCCATTGGCGCTGGATAGACTCACCCTTCATGCGCATGCGGCGGTAGACGTTGTCCACTTGGCCGTTGGCACCTTCCTCGTAGCTCACCAAGAACAGGGGCACGGGGATAAAGTTGAGCGGTTGCACATCGTCGCCGGGCTGCACCATCATGCAGGCGGTGC